GAGGGCAGTCTCTAGGCTTGTTTTATCCACGAAAAGGTCGTGTCCCTTGGCCTCACCTACCTCCAAAATTGAAACTCCACCTAGCTCGGTTTCTTCTAGTTCCTCGTCCCGATAGGTGGAATATGCAACCGCCGCCCTTTGTGTTTCGTCTGGAAACTTGGATACTGCCTCTTCGTCGCCCATAAAGCGGGAAACAAAGTCTTGCTCTGATTCGTCAGCGGAGGGAATGGGCAGGGGCATAAAGCATCAAGCTAGTGTCAAAGAAGATCGCCGTCTGCCTTGCGGTAGGAGTCTTTGACCTCACCCCCACCAGCCATCTTTAGAAACTTGTTCACCCTAGCCATCGCCCAAGCGTTGCGTGAGTTGGGCTTTCCCCCGGTAATCGTTGGCCTAAAGCTAGTCGAGAACGCACCCGCCCCCCTACGAAACACTTTCTTCAATGCTCCAAGTGTGGGGGCTTTCTTTGAGGGATGCTTGTCCTTGAACTCGGCAATCTTGTTCTTCAATGCCTCCTCGTTCTCGGCTGAAATCTCTATGTCACCAGATTTGCTTCGGGTGGATGCTGTGCCTTCGGGGTTCTCCTTTGAGCCTTTGATTCTCTCTTTAGGAGGGGCTGGGGTTTGGGAGACTGGTCGGGCTAGTTCTTTGTTATCCCTAGCCTCCATCTGGCCGACTACTTTCCTTGCCCAAGCATAGCCAGCGTCTCCACCCCATCCATTCCACGCTTGCCAGCCCTTGCCTTGATCATCCCAAGTTGCACCCTTCTTATCGACCTCGTGGCGAGTCAGGAAGCTCAACATTCGCCTTAATGTGTCAGGAGACAGTTTTACCCCATTCATCAAATCCCTAGCTCTGGCGATGCCTACTGGGGTCATTCCCCTTTGGCTGGGTGGTTTGGTCTCTCTAACATCCAAAGCCCTTTTGGCGGCCTCCCTAGCTCCTTCTGGTGGGGTAAAATCAATCCCATCGTACTTGCCCAACTCAATCCCGCCCATCATCCCCTCAATCAGCATCTTAATAGATGCGGGGTCTAGCTTTGCTAACGCCTCTTCAATATCTTTTTTTTTAGCCTCTAGCTCCTCGGAGGATGGTTCGATGGGGTCTTCTGGAATGGGCTTCTGATCGCCACCCTCATCCTCGCCTTCCTCTGGTTCGTCCTTTGTAGGTACTACTGGTTTTGGTGCTGGTGCAGTAGGGAGTTGAGGTTGTGGGGGTATGGGCGTAACAATATCTGAAATCGTTTCTGGGGCTACACCATACTTCTCTGCCAAGTCCTTAATCAGCTTGGCCTCGATAGCCCTTTGTCGCATAGCACTCTCGAAATCTTGGCCTCGCTCACTATAAATATCTGCCGCTGTACGCAAGCCACTCTTAAATTCCGAGATCGCAGATTGGCTATCCCTAGATAGGTCTATGGAGACATTCGCCCCGAAATTGAAAATACCCCTAGTTGTTCTGCTCCCAACATTCCTCTCAATCAATCCCCTTGCAACTCCATCAGCAATTACGATGTTCTTAATCGGACGAAGAACTTTATCATCTAGGAGCTTCTGGTATCTGCGGAAGGTTCGCCCCGCTTGTTGCATCTCAAGGCGGGCTGTCGGGCCAGACATAGCGGAAGGATCTACGGCGAAGCTGTAAGGGATGCCAAGGCCAAGGCAAATGTTCCTTAAAAGAATCTTGTGGAACTCTGCGAATGCTCCGCTTGGTCGGCTCGGCCCATCGGGGAAAACAATGTCCTCACCCGGTTCTAGGTAAGAGATTTTGCCAGACTCAATCGCCTCTAGCTTAATCGTGTTGCCATTCAAATCTTCATCGTTTGTCAGCGAGGAGAGATCAGAAGCATTGTTGTTATTTCGCTTCACAATGCCAGCTTGTGAGCTTGCGTTCTTTGCGGCCATCTTCTCAAAGTTGATAATATCGTAGATGTCTGTGCAATCATTGATTGCGGTATGGAAAGCGGAGATTCCTCTGTATTGGTCGATGCGAAGTGGGTCGAACAAGTGGAAGGCTTGACTGGATGGGATGGTTGTCTGGTAGGTGTAGAAATCACCGATGCTCCTATTGTAAATATCGTAGGCACTCGGAGCACCAGTATCTCGATCAATATGGATTCCGCCAATCAAATCTAGGCTTGTATAAACCTTGAATGGGTCTCCCAGCCTATCTGCCTCAATGCCTTGAATCTTTAGGTTGCCGTCCTTGTCTCGAACCAAAACGAAAAGGAAGTCGCCATCCCGGAGCATACTCATCATCGCCACTTGCATAAGCGTTGAACCAGTATGCCTTGTGGTTAGGTCGCATTTATCCCACCACTCTGCCCAATATGCTTCAACCTCGGTATTGACTTCGGGGTTCTCGGTTCGGGCTTGGTAGGAAATGTTTGCGGCGGTGTGGCTTGCGAACTTCATTAGGATGGAGCGAACAAGGCCAACATTCTCTGCCAAATCCCTCGCCCTTTTCATCAACTCTACTCGGTCATAATTAGAGTGATAATCTTCCGCACCAGAAAGGGCACTCGGCCCTTTTCTTTCCCTTGTATATTTGACCGCATCGTAAGAGAAATTTACGAGCTTTTGTCGTGCAATCATCCGATTAACTGCCCCTTGCGGGTTCAGAAAGGCAACGGCTTTATCTATTAAATTGAGTTGGGCTTTTTTCACGAGAACTTTGCGTAAGTTGTGCGGATACGAGTACCATTAGCTGACTCAATGGCTAGGGTCAATTCCGCAATCGTATCTCTCACCTCACCGAGATTCGCTCTTGAAAACGAACGACCAGCTATCGAATAGCTTGAACCCGCCACCGCTATCGCTTCAAGACAAGTGATATATTTGTCACGCAACGAAGTTAAGGTGGCAAGGGGTAGCCCAAGAAAATCACCCTTCGCCATTCTCAACCTCCTCTGTCAAATTTGCGGGAGATACCTTTAGCCTTCCGTGAAGTGCCGCACCTACGATGTTCATGCACTCGCAATCTAGCAAGTGATTATTCTTTCCTATCTGCTTCCAGACAAGCCTTTCCCTTCCAGTCATAGGATTTTTAACCCTAACCTTAACTTCGGCTTCAATATGAACCTTCCAGACATCGGGCGTGTCTATGGCTATAAAACCCTCCTCTTTCAAAAGCTGGGATAGGATGTCTTTGATGGATGGGTTAGACCAACGCCATACTGGGCAGAACTTCCATTTCCACCCTGCTTTTGATTGAACCGCCTTCCCGCTAAATGGGTCGCCATTGGCAATCCTTGAGTATGGCCTCTGAACTTTCTGCTCATTCACGATCTCGGAGAAGCTGGAACGATCTGAACCGACTAGGGCAACAAAGCCCCATTTACAGCAGTGAAGATATACGTCTCTGGTTTGATCGCCCGAATCGATTACGCAACACTTCGGCTCTACATTAAACTCTTCTTGCTTGGCTTTTATATCGCCCCAAGTTTCTAGCCTACCAGCCCAGACCAACCTAGACTTACCCTCTAAATCCCAAGCCCTAACAACGCACCAAGCGTGGAAACCGCCGGCCTCCTGAATGTCGCAAGACATAATCAGCTTATCGCCCATACGCACCTCGCCCATCTTGTACGCACCCGGAACGATTTCCATTTTCTCTGATTCGTGTTCCATCCAAGGCTCGGCTAGGACTCGGTTCACGAAATCTTGTAGGCCGATGATTCCGCTATATTTATCTTGCAGAAACTTGACCGCTAGTGAGCCAAACGAAACCCAAGGGGCATATAGCCCATTGAGATGATACGAACGTCTAGCGGGTTCGCCCTTGGGATTGGTTGCTCTCCACTCGCCCTCTCTCAACATCTTGGTTTTCTGTCCGTCTGTAATTTTGCCCTTGCATCCCTCGCACTCATAATAAGTCGATGATTTCACCAGCTTAAAATCATAAACTCCATCCTCGATCTTGGCCGACTCGTCCCACTTCACTTGTCCCCAGATTAGTTTTTGTTTCAACCCACAATGCGGGCAGGGAACAAAGTAAAAACGCATATCGCCCTTTTGCCATTCAGCCCAGATAATTGAATCTGCGGTTGTGGGCGTGCTCGTTGCTATGATGAGATGGTTTGGGTAAGTGCTGACTCGTGCCTCTGCAAGTTGAACTGGGTTAGCCTCTCGCCCCGCCCCTGCTTGCTCTGGGAACTTGTCCACCTCATCCATACAGAGCAACGCAATCGAGCGACTAGAAAGAGCCGAGGGGCTTGTGCCAGCCCACCAGACCGAGCATCGCTTAAAGTGTTGCTCTAGGATTTTGATTTTGTCGGTGTTGTCGGGCTTCTCTTTCGCAAGGGCTGGGCAATCGTCGATCATTGGAAGCCAGCGGGTTTCTGTGAATGATCTTGCTAAATGCTCGCTGGGCATTACCCATAATGCGGGGCAAGGTCGCTCTGCTATGCGGTACGCTAGGCCAGCTAGAATCGTTGTGGTCTTGCTTGTTTGTGCCCCCCATACCAGCACCACCCTACGAATCGAATCATCGCCAAAAGCCTCTAGCGGTTCACGGACATAGGGTGTGAGGTTTGTTGAGTACGCACCGGGTATGTTCGTTACCCTAGCTGAAAGCGTTAAGTTTTTCTCTGCCCATTCTGGGATTGAAAGTTGTTCCCTTGGCTCAAAGAATACTTTTGAGAAGTTTTTAATTGACGCAGGGTTGCTCATTAAAAAGGCTCTCTTCTTTGCTTTTCTTTTCTTCTTTTCTTTTTTTCTTTATTTCTTTATATTTTTGATAAGCCTCACTTTTGGGTTGTGCTTGTCCAAGTCCCTTGCACCAATAATCATTTCTTAATAAAACCCTGCACATTCTTCTCCAAGACGGTGCCCAGCATTTAACCTCTAATTCGTGTGGGGCTTCTTCTGGTATTCTTGCGTATCCTCTTTGATGCCATCCATAAATAAACTTCTTAAATCTTACCGCATAATGATCTCTTGTCTTTTGCGGCATTGTAGCAAGCAATAGATTACAAAAACTTTTCCAAGTATGCTTTTCTGGTTTTGTTATCTTGTTATATCCATTTATGTTTCCCTTTTCCTCTATATACAAAGAACCAGAATTAGCTCCATTTACCCTAGCTATTAGCTTAAACCAAGTTTGCGGCTCTAGAATGTGGTATAGCCAAAGTCCTCTTCTTTGGTCGTCTCCAAATGGTTGACACAACCTTTGCTGACTAATCTTCACCCCGGCCATATGCATTTTGTCGTATATTCTATTGTGTGGCTTGTCTTTATATTTCGAGTGGAATCTCCATATATCTTCAGTTAGCCAATCGTATATTGGATAAACATTATATACATTATCGACTATCTTTGTTGTCCATCTGCGACCGCCAAGCATAAGGTCTTTCTTTTCC